CAACACAGGCGATCATGCGATTCAGACAGGGCGGTCTGATCGGACACCCTGAAGATTATATCGACGAGAAGGTCGAACAACGTAAAAGGAATTATTATTAATGGCTGTTAATCAGATTATAAAAAATTATACAAAAAAACAAATTTTTAAACAAAAAGGTGTTATTGGTAGTGCCAAGGCCGTAGATTTTTCCAGTAATGCTTTAGAAAAAAAATTACAAGCTTTTGGTATAGACACAAGATTAATTCAATCAGAAAAAGATTTAAAACAGGCACTAGCGTTTGTTGATCAATTAGAAAGTCAAGCGCTTGCAAAACAAGCAGAAAAAGTATTTGGTAAAAATCTATTTAAAAAAGATGCAGAGATCATACCTATCACAGATCCAAAGAAAAGATTAGATCCTAACGAACCTATCATGGGTGGCACACAGGATGAGAAAGAGATGTTAAAAAAATCCATAGATAAAAATGTAGCAGAGGCTTCGGAGAAGGGTGACTTCACAGGTATAGCAAATCAATTATTAAGAGATCCAGAGATTGCAAAAGAGTTTAGCAGATTAAAAGCAGCAGAAAAACTTCAAAGAGAGAGGGATCTAACAAAAAAATTAATTCCTGAACGGGATATAATTCCATACCAAAGTGTAGAGATACAGAAAATGACACCAGCAGAGAAGCAGCAATACCTGATAACCAAAGATGATCAGACAGCAGAGCTTTTAAAAAGAGGTTATACGTTTGATGATATAATCTACGCTCAGGATAATTATGGAATGACCTCAAAAGAGATTATGCGAGAGGCATTAGGTGCAGACAAAGATAAACCTTTTCCATTTGCAACAGGGGGACGTGCAGGATTTAAAGTTGGCAGTCCAAGCAAGCGTGCATTTTTAAAAGCTGCAGGAGGTCTTGCAGCATTATTAACTGCTATCAAATCTGGTTTGATAGGAGTGCCTAAAAAAGAAGTTACTAAACAGGTTATAAAAGAAACAGCAAAAGATGTGGGATCAGCACCGCCAACATATTTTTTTGATCTTGCAAACAAGATCAAACTTCTTGGTAAGGAGTCAAAAATAAAACCTAAAGAGAGAACAACCGAGTATAATTATAAAGGTAAAGATGGGTCGGAGTATACGTTAACCGAAGATATTGGAACAGGTGAGATGCAAATCACAAAAGATAAAACGGGTGTTGGAAGTGCAGATGAAAAAACTTTCGACACTATAAATGATAGAACTGTCATGGAGTACAAACCTGGAAAAAGTATGGCTGATGAGAGCACATCAGGAACACCAGCAGATGAGTACGATGAGTTTAAAGTAGAATTTGATCAAGATGGTACTATGGCAGGTGCAGATGAGATAGATGAAATTATTAAAAAAGAGATTATACAAGAAGCATCAGAGATACCTGAGAAAAAAATCAAACGAGCAGGTGGTGGTGTCGCCTACATGTTAGGAGAATAATGAAAGATATTAAAATCATAGAGATCATGGAACTCTTTGACGAGGGTGAGGTTACCACAGCAGATCAAATAAACCGACCAGAAAGAGCGTTACAGAAAGAATCTGTCGATGATTTTATGGAACGTAATCCATTAGCCGGTGGTGGTATGTTAGTGCAACCAGGTTTTGGTGGCACAAGACAAGGATACGCAACCAGTTCAGTAAAGACTAAAAAATTTAAATATCCTGTATCAAATCAATTTGGAACTTTTTATTCTGATAAAAAACCTCCTATAAAACCACCCACTAAAAAACAATTAGAAATAACCAACAAAGTATATGGAAAACAATATAACAAAACAGGAATTGAACTTTGGGAAACAATAGGTAATAAAAAAAGATCCGGAATAAGAGAAGGCACAGTAACAGGTGAAACTGTAGGAATGGGTAAAATTAAAAAAAATCAATTAAGTAAAGATGAATTTATAAAGTTAGCAAATAAAAATAAAGGTAAAACTTTTAAAGAATTCGCTGAAATACTTAAAGGTTATAAAACAAGGGACGGTAAAAATTTTACAACTCAAAATATTTCTGAAAGATTAAACAACTATAATTTAAAGAATTTTTTTAAAAGAGATCCAGCGTTGGGAGTTTCTGATGAAGCAAGACAAAAAGCTTTTGTAACAAGACAAAAAAATTTAGCTATGACTGCTCCTGTTAAAGCAGGAGGAACAACAGAGTTTCCATTTCATCACATTAGACAAATCGGAGGAGAGGTTCCTTTAACAACAGATGATCTTGCAATTATAAATCGACGTGTCAACAGTGTGATAGGCGGTAAATATAATAAAGCTTTGAATAGAACAGCTAACGCTATTACTAAAAATTTAAGATTAGCGTTAGAAGCCATGAATAATAAACAAGAAGGACTTGCATTAGATTATATGAAACGTGTTGATGAGCTTAATGAAAGTGCAGAAAAAACTGTTAACAAAGCTATACAAGAATTACCAGATAAATTTAAAAAATATGTTGGTTTTAATAAATTTACTTTACCAACAAATGAGTATGGTTTGCCAATAAGCAACGAACCATTAATAATAAAAAAAGTTGGAGGTATGCCGGTAACAAAAAGTGCAATGCCTTTAACGGATTTAACTTTAGATCAAGAAAAAATTCTTAAAAAAACTGTTAGAAAACAAGCAGAAAAAGGACAAGTTGGACCTATAAAAAATATTGAAAAACTTTTAGCATCTTTTTCTGCTAACCCTAAATGTAGAGCAAACTTTAGCAAGGGTGGTAGGATAGGTTATGCGACTGGACCAGCAAATCTTTCAGAGTGTGCGATAAGCGGTAGAAACAGATTAGAGAAAGTAATCAAGGGAGGTGTGAAACTTGGTAAACAAGAAGGGGTTCTCGCTACACAAATTTTAAAAGCGGGTAGATCACTCGGTAGTGCTTTTACATTAAGTGGTCTGTTTGGCCCTGCTGCGTTAGCATTTACTGCTGCAGCTGAGGCAGGGTTTATTGGTTACGATATGTTGACGACAGGTAAAACTTTTAAAGAGACCATAGGTGATAGTTTACTTAACTATGCGCTTGGAGAGAAAACAAAGATAGATCCACAAAAAGAGTTGTTTAAAAGATTTAGTGGTCTTGGTTATAATGATGATCAAATAAATAAATTTGCAAACGTATTAAATCAAACCAACACACTAAATACTATCTTAAAACAAGATCTAAAAGTCGGTAATCTAAAAGATCAGGTCAAAGCTTTTAGAGAACAACCCAGAGATCAATTTGTTGGTCCTGATGATGAGATGCTACAAGGAGATACAGCCATGAGAACTCGACAATCTTTAGAGGATGAGCAACAAAAATTAGATAATCTTCTCATAAATTATAGAAGCAAACCACCTGTTGGATTAAGTATGGAAGATACTATTCTTGAAGACATGGCATCCGGTAAATTTCAAGAAACGCAACAAGATCTTGGAGCTGCAAATATATTTGCTGATCTTCAAAAAGAACAAACTGCTCGAGATAATCTTTTAAGATTTATTAGAGGTGACGTTAGTAGACAAGCACGTGAGGATAGAATGGTTGGACTTGAACAAGATTATCTTAATCTACTAAAAGAGAGAGGACCAGAATTAACACCTTTTGCAGGAGGTGGTATCGCTAAATTAGCTGGTATAGATGAGGGTCCACAGACGGTATCAATGAACCCTGACTCACAAGGGTTGCCAGGTCTGTTAAAACGTGCTAGAAACATATAGGAGTATTAAATGGCAGAAATAGACAAAGGACTCCCGAACACTAGAAACAAAGAAGAGATTCCGTCAGATGCGGAATTACAAGAAGTAGCTGTTCAGGAACCAGTAGAAGAAAAAGGACCGATCGAGGTCATCCCAGAGGAAGACGGTGGTGTAACATTAGACTACGAACCAGGTGCAATCAACGTGCCAGGAACAGAAAATCATTTTGACAATTTAGCAGAACTTTTACCAGATGATGTTTTAGAACCTGTTGGTAACGACATGGTGCAAAACTATATGGATTATAAATCATCAAGAAAAGATTGGGAGGAATCTTATAAGACAGGTTTAGATCTTCTTGGTTTTAAATACGAGAATAGAACAGAACCATTTCAGGGAGCTTCAGGTGCAACACACCCGGTGTTAGCAGAAGCAGTCACACAATTTCAAGCGCAAGCTTACAAAGAATTATTACCAGCTGATGGACCGGTAAGAACACAAGTTATAGGTATTAAAAATCCACAGACAGAGCAACAGGCTGTTCGTGTAAAAGATTACATGAATTATTTAATTATGGATGAGATGCAAGAGTATGAGGCAGAGTTTGACTCGATGTTATTTCATTTACCTCTTTCAGGTTCAACATTTAAAAAAGTTTATTACGATGTGCCAATGGGCAGAGTGGTGTCAAAGTTTGTGCCAGCAGACGAATTAGTGGTGCCATATACAGCAACAAGTTTGGATGATGCGGAATCAATAATACACGTAATTAAAATGTCAGAAAATGAATTACGTAAACAACAAGTAAATGGTTTTTATAGAGACGTAGAACTTTCACCTCCAGGAAATGTAGAACAAAACTCTGTTGAGAAAAAAGAAAAAGAATTAGACGGTACTAAAAAAGTTGGTAAACAAGAAACTATGTACACTTTGTTAGAGTGTCATGTAAATTTAGACTTAGAAGGTTTTGAAGAAGTTGGTGCAAACAATGAACCAACAGGAATAAAATTGCCCTACATAGTAACTGTAGAAGAAGGCAGCCGAGTAGTGCTCTCCATACGGAGAAACTATGCGCCCAATGATCTAAAGAAAAATAAGATCCAATATTTC